GATAGCCCTGTAAGGCTCTCAGAGGACAATACAGACGTTTTAAACAGATCTGAGTATAATTAACCGAGAAAATTTCAAAAGCTCTTAGAAAACAATTCTAGGGGCTTTTATTTTTTTATACAAAAATATATTTTTTAGTAAAAAAGTGTTGACAAGTAATATATATGTGTTATGATAAGAGTGTAATCAAAAGCAAGGAGGACAAACAAATGAAAAAGAATATCATTTTATCAGCAGTAGTATGTAGCGTATTGTTAGCAGGATGTGGGGCAAATACAAGTCACACAAAAACAAGTTCAAGTGTCTCAAAGGTTTCAACGTCAAAGGTTGTAAAATCATCATCATCAGTCAAGCCTGATCCTAACGCATCTGAAAGAAAGTGGACTTACAAAAACAACGTCTTCGACGCAGGAAACGAAACTTATAAATTCACTGGCTGGAGTGTTGTGAATTCAGTACACGAAGGCAAGAAAGTTCTAGTGCTTTACTGTGATGTTACTAATAATTCAACCGAAGAAATGGATCCATCAAATGTATACATGGTGGTACATGCTTATCAAAAGAACGAAACATCAAATGTACAGCTTTACCCTGGAATGGTTGAGCTTGATGAAAATGGGAATGATCCATTACAACAATACGAAGATGGAATGAACAACAGACTTCTACCTGGGAAAACAGTTAAAGCCGTTATGTTGTTCGAATTCAATAACGGCAATCCGGTTCGAGTAGAATTCAGTAATCCAGAATTCGAAACTATCGGAATTAAGGATTATAAAGTTAGCAAGAAATTGAGTAAGGCTGATAGAGAAAAGCTTAAGAGATTTAATGCATCACAACCAGCAGCACAATCAAACACAGACTCACAAACTAAAAGCACTGTTCAAAGTGATAACAGCGACCAAGCTCCAGTAAATGATGACCAGGTTTCAGACTCAAATGATACTGATCAAGTTGATACAGCCCAGCCATCGCAAGGCGGAACAATCTACCAAACTGATAACGATGGTGATGGTTTCAAAGGCGATCCAGATGCTATCGCTGATACTCAGCAAAGAATGTTAGAAGGAATAAAATAAGCAGGAGTGATTAATGTGAAAAAAGAAATAACAGAGTTAGACAAGGCGCGAGCAGTTGTATTCGATAAGAACAACAGCTTTAAGAAACTGCACGAAGTATCGGGCTGCTCAGTTTCAAGACTTAGACACTATCGCTGTGAGCCTGAGCTGCTAGAGACAGCTAGATGGATCACAATTCACAGACTAGCAAGCTTATACGATGAGATAGCAAAGAGATACAAATAAGGAGGATACTGCTATGGCAAATAAGAATTTTATTGGAACAATTGGATACGTTGATGGCTGGGAAAAAGATTTGAAAATTCTAGCTATTTTAAAAGTTACAAATAGTGGTGATGTGACTAGCGCAATTCCATTTGAAATATTCAATACAATAACAACCAAAAACATTCATTTTTCCAGTCCAATTAAAGCTGGCAAATTCAAAGTGCTCTCAGTTGAAGGCGATAGTGTGGATGATTTGATGAATCTGATTGAGATGGAAGACTAAGAATAAGACTAAAGGAGATGCAACAATGAAATTGATGGAAGAAATTGAAGAGCTTAAAGAATACAAAGAAGATAAAGATTTGCCAATTGCAGAATTAGCAAGAAGAATTGAAGCTGATGATACAACAGTTGGTAGATGGCTGAAAGGTGGAGTTATGCCTAGCGATTATTCTTTATTCAAAGTACGAAGATTTTTAGATAGTGTCAAAGGCTGGGAAGGCTCGAAAACGCTAGAACCATGTAAAGGCAAAGCAACTAGAGAGCACGAACGAGCAAAGAAAGATATTAACTATCTAAAACAACGTATTAAGGCTTTAAATGATATTGAAGAGCTGGATCCACTGGTGGACGAATTAAACACCATTACACAGCTTGGAAAACTTATGCTTGATGCGTACGATACTACGTTTTAGACGCCAAATTAGAAGGACAAACAAATGAAAATTAATTATAAACGTACTGTAAGGAAGGAAAACATGGCTTCAAAAGTATTAGATATCATTTTGATGATTTCTTGACTGATTATGGTTATTGAACTAGGTTTATCTAAAGAAAGCTTTGTTATGAGAACTATAGCTTTACTTAAGGCTTGACCTTAACAAGTCGTAAAACTGTTAAATGCTGACGTGGTTGTTTGAACGGTATACATTCACAAAAAACCGTAAATCAGGATCTCACAAATAACGACACAGTACAGGCTTGGCATCTGTCAAAGGGTGCTAAGTCATAGGCAATAAAGATGTAAGGAAGCTGCAAACAACAAAATTTATTAAAAGGCAGGTGTAATTTCCCTTTCTCATTAATTCACGCAGTAGCAACCAAGCAAATTTATTGTCGGAACTAGACTATCCTTAGTTGCAGACTGCAAATTGTGAGCAAAAAAATTATGAAAGAAGGTTCAGGCCTTCGTATATTCTTCGTATCTTGTCTGCAACTAATTCGCCTTGTATCCGCAAGATTTGAGCCGGTCACACGTTTTGAGGGCGTGGCAAGGTATTTATGCCGGTATAACAAACAAAACAATAGGAGAGTGTAAAAATGGAGCTTATAACAGCGATTCACAACTTAGAACAATGGAAACCGATTATGGAGTGGGATGATCATATAAAGGAGCTGCCAGACGAGTTAAAGGAGAGTTGGGATAGAATCCTGCAAGCCAGAGATGTAGGATTGGCGGACAGGTTGGGATTGACGCAAGTTGAAATTAGAGAAATATCCGAGCTGATTGATAATGATATGCTGCCAACTGAAGCATTCCGAAGATATGGAATTAAGTACGCGAAACGTCTAGCCAAGAGACTGGGCATGGAAGATGTGATTGATAGTTATTATAGGCGGGGAAGGTCGTATTATTTGATAGATGTTGTTACTAAAGAGAAACATCAGTTTTACAATTTGCAAGATGTAGCTGAGTTCTTGGGAAGGAAAGATTATAGATCATTGTCACAATACATTGACAAAGCCTCATTCATTGCAAGAACAAACTACAAGATTTACAAGTACAGAACATTCAAGAAGAGAAAGAGGTTTTAATATGAAAAAGACCATGGCGTTAATTTTTACAATAATTTCAGGGGTAAGCATGTTTGGAGTCATTGCAGGATATATACTTGATGCACTTGGTGTATGCGGAGCAGGCTTTTATCTAATAGGAATAGGCGAAGTTGTATGCGTTGCATCTGCGACGGTAGTTGTCACAATTGGTATTTTTAGTTATTTAGAGTAATAAGATATGGCAATATTAGTATTTTGGAAACTAGAACACTTTTTAGAAAAGTTTAAATAAATGCTGTAAATTAACAAGCATTGATGGCACTTTGCTTTATCGAGATAATATTATTGCAGAGCATTAATAAAAAACGTACTCCTACAATAAAGAAGTACGCAGATCATATTAGTTGACACGATTATATCATAAGGATGTGGGCTTGTGGAAGATATGTTACTGGATTTGCCTCAGATTGATTACGATGGCACAGCTGATAATGTTGTAAAGTTTCTAACAAACAGAAGTTATTATCCTAGATTGTATGATATATACATGCAAGCTAACCCAGAGAAATTACAAAGCCCAAATTTGAGCGGTATGCCTGGAAGTAGCGTTGGAAACAGCAACGAAAATAAAATGATCAAATATTTGTATGCAAAGGCAATTGTAGATGGAGTTAGGCAAACGATAGATAAAGGATCACATGAGTTAAAAGTGGTAGTTAGCAACCTAACCGGAGAAATAAGTGCAGTTGAGGCGATGCAGATGCTACATTATGAGAAAACAAGATATTATTTAATTAGAAAGCAAGCTTTAAATGAATTTGCTGATATCTTGGAAGTCCAAAATTTACATTGCCCAGATCTGCATGTTTATATTTGAACATTACACAAAAGTGGAAACCAAAGGGATTTCTTGAAAACATACATTGAAAACAGAAAGGATGACATCAAACGGAAAAGGTGGTATTATACTATTGTCGAAAGACATAGTTAATTCATTTCAATTCCAAAACTTAATAATTTTTCGCTTCAAAGACAGTGAGATGAGTTTAACTCGTCTCTTATGTGGTGTGTAGGAACGCCACACTCTGACATTAAATGACTTTATCATTTAACGATGATATTCTTTGGTTGTTTGTAGCTGAGAGTATGCCTCCACTTTAGAATGATATTTACAGGAGTGTGGTTCCAGTTCAATCCTGGAACACTACTTTGTGCGTATGGCACTATCCATACCGTGGCCGCAGCGTTATGTGGATATAATTACAATTTCCATTGTTATTCATGTTGGCGGTTTAATTAACTATCATTTTTTTCATTTCTATTTTTTTACTAAAGAACAGTTTTAATGACTGTTCTTTTTTTATACAATTTAGGAGGTTGTTTATATAAATGGAGCTTTTTCTAAGTGGAGATATGGGCCAATTGAAGAAGCACGAGCGACTTTACATGGTTTCAGAAGGATTAAATCAGTTAGGCTAAAGCTTACAATTGAAAGGTGGTGAACTCACAATGGCTAAAGGGTTGTATCAAAAGTGGCTAGAGGATGATAATTTAGTTTTGCTCCAGGGATGGAAGAGAAACGGTTTAACTGACGAACAAATTGCTCATAATATGGGGATAAGCGTCTACACTCTCTCCCGTTGGAAGTCTCAACACCCGCAAATCGGGCAAGCTCTAAAAGTGGGACGCGAAGTGGCCAACTTTATTGTTGAACGAAAACTGTTTCAAAAGGCCATCGATGGTAATACTACCGCTATGATTTTTTGGTTAAAGAACAACTGGCGTGATAAGTACAATGATAGTGAATTGTCGCCAGAAGAACGCAAGCTTGCTGTTGCACGTATGAAGAAATTAGAAGTTGAAACTAAGAATGTTCAATTACGTAATAAGGCACTTGAAGAAAACGGTGCTGATATTGAAGAAGCACTCAATAGAGTTATGGATAAGCTTAGCAGTGAAAGCGACAAAGGAAATAATAATGATTGATAATGGCTAGGAGGAGAACTGTAATGGCAATAGATAATTTGCTAACTGTAAAGCAGCAGGAAGTTTTACAGTCCTATTTACATGATGATTGGAGAGTTCTAATCCTATCTGGGGCTGTTCGTGCTGGTAAAACATATATTTCTGATTGGATATTTTTACTTGAGTTGCGAAGAGTTGCGCGATTAGCCAAAGCCCAAAACAATCCACACCCTGTCGTCATCCTTGCTGGATATAGTTCTAATTCAATCTACACGAATGTTATCGTTTCGATCGAAAACGAGTTTGGCGTTGAGCTAAAGCCAGATAGGCATGGCCATTACCATTTATTCGGTGTCGATATAGTACCTGCTTATACTGGAAACAAGCGAGGAATGAGCGCCATTCGTGGGGCAACTGCATATTCTGCGTACATTGATGAGGGGTCATTAGCCGATCAATCTGTGTTCCAAGAAATACTCCAGCGTTGTTCAATTGAGGGTTCACGAATTATTGTGACTACTAACCCCGGAAGCCCGGTTCACTACTTGAAAACGGATTATATCGATAATACAGATCCCGAAGCCAGAATTAAGACTTTTAATTTTACGATTGATGATAACACGTGGCTCAGCCCTGAATATGTAACATCCTTAAAGGCGCAAACACCTTCGGGGATGTTTACGGATAGAGCCATCTATGGTCTTTGGGTATCCGGGGAAGGGCTAGTATATCGTGACTTTGATAAAAATAGGATGATGATCGATAAGCTACCGCCTAACCGTTCGTATAAATATTACTGTGGCATTGACTTTGGGTTTGCTGAAGGACACGATACATCAATTACTGTGTGGGCCGATGATGAACAAGGCAACACTTATTTAGTTGAGGAACATACCGCAATCCACAAATACATTGACTATTGGATGGATGTAATTAAGGATATACAAAAACGTTATGGATATAACTTAACCTGTTGGGCAGACCCTGCAAGGCCTGAATATGTATCGCAGCTATTGCAAAACGGGATCCAAGCCCGAAACGCTAATAAAACAATATTAACAGGGATTGAAGCAGTTTCAAAACTAATGACTACTGGTCACTTCTATGTGCTAAAGGGTGCGCCGGTTAAGTTCTTGAATGAAATTTATGAGTATGTTTGGGACAAAGATAAGGGCGTACCAGTTAAGAAGAAAGATAATTGCATGGACTCAATGAGATATGCCATTTTTAACGAGCATCTAAACAATGATGCTCAATTTATCAATTCAGTTTACATCTAGGAGGTGGTAACGTGGCAGACAGTGTAAAGATTGCCGGCAGTGCTTATATATCCAAGGAAGGCCTATATCTTTATCCAAATGAAGAACTAACAGGCGAAGATGTTTTAACGTTTATCAACTATAACAGAAGTATCACAACGTACGGAGAGAACTATCGTTACTATACAGGCGAACATTCTATTTTAAAGAAAAAGTCTGATCCTAACAGTTTCAGACCAGATAATAGAGTGATTAGTAACTGGGCTAACTATGTTGTGGATACGTATATTGGGTACTTTATGGGAACGCCGGTTAAGATACAACTAGAAGATGATAGCAAGAACAAGTTATTACAGAATTGGTTGAAGGCTAACACGTTTACAGACAAATTATCAGAAGTGGCCAAGCAAGTGGCAATCTATGGATCGTCCTACATGTTAGCTTATCAAGACGAAGATAGTAATACCTGTGTGGCAGTAGTTCCGCCAGATGAAGGTTTTATCGTTTATGATACAAGTATCAAGCGCAAACCTATCGCGTTTGTTAGATACGCTTATTTTAATTCTGAATTAGTTGGGGAAGTCTATACTGACAGCAAGATTTATAGTATTGACAGAGATGGAGTACTTGAAGAAACAGGAAATATTGTGCCATTTAAAGAAGTCCCAGCGGTAGAGTTCTATGCGAACGAAGAACGTTTATCTTTAGTTGGTAAGATCAGGACCTTAGTTGACACGTACGATAATGCACTCTCGCAAAAAGCTAACGAGCTTGAATATTTCGATCAGTCTTTCCTTCTAATGTTAGGTATTAATTTACCGAAGGATCCTAAAACAGGCAAGCCGATCCTTGACTTTAATGGCGGCAAGCGTGTGTTTAATGATCCGTCACCGGAAGCAGCCAATGCAAAATTTGAATTCTTATCTAAACCAGATAGCGACAACATGCAAGAAAACATGCTTAATCGTTTGGTTAATGATATCTTTCAAACAGCGATGGTGGCCAACTTGAATGACGAGGCGTTTAGTGGTAACTCTAGTGGCGTGGCTATTCGATATAAATTATTGAGTATGCAAAATCAAGCGGCGTTAGAAGAGCGTAAATTTACGATAGCTTTAACTAATTTTTTAGACAATATTGCAAGTCTAGGCAAAATTATCGGCAGTGTTTCATCTGATGAAGTCAAGACTGGCTTGTCGTTCACGTTTAAACGTAATATACCAGTGAACGACGCTGACGAGGCAAATACAGCTAAAACACTCGAGGGCGTTGTATCTAAGGAAACTCAGCTTAAAGTGTTATCTATTGTCGATGATCCTAAAGCTGAGATTGAAAAGATCGATCAAGAGAAAGAAAACTTGATCAAGCAATCATTACAAAACTCGATCAATGCTGCTGATATGTTCAAAGGTGGTGTAACTGATGCAGAACCGGAAGAGCAAAGCGTATTGGAAAGCCAGGGAGCAAGCCGAGAAGAAGTGGATAGCTCAAAACCTGAAGAACGACAGGAAGTTTAATGCTAAGCTAACTGATTATTACGAAAGAGCTATTGACGATATCAATGATAAGATTGATGTTGAATATCAAAAGATAGCCGAAACGCATGGCGATGATATCGATATTACTGGAGCTTACAGAGCAGTTAACAAGCTTGATATAGAAAGATACGAGCGCGAAGCAAAAGAGCTTGTAACTAAAGCAAACAGGCTTAGAAAGCAAGACAAGAAAGCATCGTATAAAGGTTTTACAGACGAAGAAAATGCACGTATGAAAGTCTATAATGCTACCATGCGACTTAATCGACTAGAGTATCTAAAATCACAAATAGGGCTCGCTATGGTTAATTTAGGCATGGATATAAGCAACGATATGCGAGACAAGGTTCAAGATGATTACATGGATGAAGTCAAGCGACAGTCCGGTATCTTAGGCGAAGATTTAACCAAGACGTCGTTATGGACTAGCAAGGAAGTCGCAACGGTTGTAATGGCTCAAACGGGTGCTGCTAATTTTAGCCAACGCATATGGGCAAATATAGATGCTTTGAAAGCTGAATTAGATGCAGTTATATCAACGGGAATTATACGTGGAGACAATCCACGAGAGATGGCAAGGCTGCTTAAGAAACATGTACGGCAAACAGTTACTAACCACAGATATGTTACTGAACGTATCGCACGTACTGAGAGTGCTAGAGTGCAGCATAAAGCACAAGTTAGTTCACTGATTAAGGCGGACTATAGATTTTGTAGATGGCACGCCGAACCTGGTGCTTGCAAGATTTGCAGCGATATCGCGAACAATGATGATGGTTTTGGTAAAGGTGTTTATGAGATAGATGATTGTCCAATTGCCCCCAGCCATCCAAATTGTAGATGCGGAATCAGCGCTTACTGGGTTGATGGCAAGAATAATTCTTATATAGCAAGAAAACAAAAAACAAACGATAAGGAGTGAAATGACTGTGAAACGTAAAAAACTACCAAAGGTAAAAGAATACAAAGATGCACTATTGATCAACAATTACGAAGTACCTTACGTTGTGTTAAACAGTAATGGAAGTTCAACTACAAAGATAGTAGACAATGACGAGTTTGTTGAAGTGACCATCACTTTTTGCGCCAAAAGCTATCATTTCTATCCGCACAAGAATATCCACCGAAAGATACCTGCATTCAAACGTCAGCCTTGGTACAAGCGTTTATTTTTTAAATTAAATACAAAACTAAAAAAGTAGTGTTAAAGTGATGACTTTTTCCATGTTTGCAGTCGGTAAAGAACAACTTGAGTAAATCGTCTCCCAGGACGTTAAATGCGAGTAGGAGGTCCAATTATGGATGTAGAAGAGACAACACAAGTAACTGAAGCTCAAGACAATCAAGAAAACGCCGAAACGGTTGAAAAGGACGTCCAAGATAAGAAACCGGTAGACGCTGACAAGATTGCTAAGAAGTTACAAAAGCGTATTAGCAAGGAGCAAGAAGGCAAGCGCCAAGCTTTGAAGGAAGTAGAGGAGCTTAAAGCTAAACTTGCTAAGTACGAAGGCGACGACAAGAGCATCAAGGAACTTTCAGATGAAGATAAAGCTAAACAGGAAGAAGACACTAAAGATAGACGTATCAAGGAGCTCGAAGACCGTTTAGCACGTAATGAAGCTTTAAAACAAACCAAACAAGTGTTTGAAGAGTCAGACATCCAAGTTTCAGATGATGTTCTCGATATGGTTGTCGTGAATGATAACAAAAAGACCGTTGCTAACGTTCAAGCGATTACTAATTTCATTGAGAAAATCAAGGAAGATACACGCAAGGAATTGTTAGCAGGCAAAACTCCACGAACAACAGGAGTTAAAACTAAAATGACAAAAGAACAAATTAGAAGCATCAAGGACACAGCAGAGCGCCAAAAAGCAATGCGTGATAACTGGGCCTTGTTCAATTAGGAGGAAACAAAATTATGGCAGATCCAAAATTAATCAAAACACCAGATATGGGCGAAGTACAAGCAAAAGACTTCGTAGAACGCTTTTCTGAAAGCATCACAAAATTAACTCAAGCATTGAGTACTACACGTCCGCAAGCAATGACGCAAGGCAACACTATTCAAATGTACAAGTTCACTACTGATATGGCCGAAACAACAACTGTGGCTGAAGGCGCAGATATCCCATTGAGCGGAGTTAAACGTGTGAAAGATCGTGCTTTTACTGTCGGATTTGAAAAAGCACGTAAGGCAGTAACCATCGAAGAAGTTCAACGTGTTGGTTATGATATGGCAGTTCTACAATCAGACAAGCGTATCTTAAAGGAAATCCAAAAGAATGTTCGTAAGAGTTTCTTTGATTTTCTTGCAACAGCACCAACAGATTTAAAAGCTCAAGGCAGCTTACAAAATGCAATTGCTCAATCAGTTGGTAAATTACAAGTATTGTTTGATGATGATGCAGTAGAAACAATCGTGTTTATCAATCCAATGGATGCAGCTAAGTATTTAGGCGCAGCAGAAATTACAAACGGAGCAAGCGTTGGATTCGGTTTAACATTGCTTAACAACTTTTTAGGCGGCGTTACATTGATTATGAACTCCAGTGTTCCAGAAGGTACATTCTATGCAACTGTTAAGGATAACATTAATTTGATGTACTTAGATACAAATGGTGAAAGTCGTAAATTATTTGAAAACAAATCTATCACAACAGACGAAACAGGTTTAATTGCTTTAGTCCGTGATGATAACACAACAAACTTGACAAACCAAAGCACACTATACTGGGGCATCAAGATCTTCCCAGAAGTTGCTAATGGCGTAATCAAAGGAACTTTAGCTGCACCAGATGCAAGTGACGGCGATCAATCCACAGGTGCAGAAGGCACAGGAAAATAAGTAAAGAAAGGTTAATGACTTATGGAGCTATCAGACTTAAAAATCATGTTGGGACTATCAGATGAAAACACGGAGTCTGATAGTCTTCTACAATTAATCATTAAAAATACGGAGTTGTCATTGCGATTTAAACTAGGTTTAAAGGCCGATGAAGATATCCCTGGTGAATTATCATATATACCTCTAGAAGTCGCTGTACGTCGTTTTAACCGTGTTAGAAACGAAGGAATGACGTCTTATTCTCAAGAAGGCGAATCTATCACGTTTAGCAACAATGATTTTGATGCCTTCGAAAGTGATATTGAGGAGTACAAGCGCAGAAACAATTCAGATGGATTGTTATATACGGTTGATCCTTATAGGAGGTATGACGTATGAGATTTGATACTTTAGTCAGTTTCTATTCCGAGAGTCAGAAGCACTATGATCCTTCAACACATGGATATGTTGGTGGAATTGATTTGCTCGGTAGCTGCATGGCTAACGTTACAGACGTAGGGACTAACAGGGCTGTTCAATTATTTGGCAAGTTTGATGTTAATAGTCTAGTCATTAGGGTTTCGAAATTGCCTTATCAAAGTTGGGCGTTCGTTACTGTTGGAAGCTCTGATACTAAATATCGGCTTCAGACCATGCGACAGACACAGAAAATGACAACTCTAATTGTTGGGGAGGGTTAGGGTATGACACGCAGAATTAAAATTACCGGTGTCAAGGAATTAAAAGCAGCTTTGGAAGGGAACGTTTCACGTTTTCCAAATGAAGTTGAACAGATTGTGGCAAAGCACGGCGCTAGATTGCAAGATCAAACTCAATCCAACATGGATAGAGCGTATACGGCTGGATATAGTACGGGGTCTACCAAACGAAGTGTTACTCTAGAAAAGAGTAAATTTAGAGCCGAAGTGCAACCACACACTAGCTATTTTCCTTACCTTGAGTATGGCACCCGCTATATGAGTAGACGCCCTACATTAGGCCCGGCGTTTAGCAAAATAGAGCCACAGTTTAGAGCAGATATTACTAAGCTATTTAAGTAGGTGGAATTATGACACCAGATCAATTAATTTTTGATTATATTTATCAATTATCATTAAATTCAGGGTATACGACATACGACCATTTGCCACTAGAGAGCGAAAATGCACCTTATCCGTTCGTTTTAGTTGGCTCAGTACAAACACTACCAGTTACGACTAAAAACGCAATACAAGGGCAAATAACGGCCAATGTGGACGTATGGGGAGACGAAGAGAGTCGCTTTAAAGTCTCCCAAATAATGAATGATATCTTTATTCAGTGCATGCAGCCGGTAAAGCTAGGTGACACGTTCGTTAGATTACGTATAGATCAGTATGATAACCAAATAATTCAAGATACAAGTGTTCCAAACGCTGTGTTAAATCACGGTATGATGACACTTGTATTCAATTTAAATTAGGAGAGTGATAAAATATGGCAAGACCACAAATTTTACAAGGGATGGATACCTTGGCATACATTCGTTTACTAAAGAATGCAGCAACGGAAGAAGGGCAATTAATTCCTTACCAAACATCGCTATCGTTTGACCCGCAACGTGATAGTGACACAACTCAAACAAAAGATGGCGCCGTTGGTACGTCTAGTTCCTTAGAAACTGAGATCGAAGTTGAATTTGTAAACAACATCTCTAAAGTGTCTGATGATTTATACGACGCTTTGATCAAGAATGAAAAAGTTGAAATTTGGGTTGTGAACATCTCACGTAAGAATTCTGAAGGCAAAGTATTTTCTTGGTATGCGCAAGGATCAGTAACAGAAGATAGCAACGATAACGACCCAGATGATAATTCAACACGAGATGTAACGTTTAGTGTTGATGGAGAACCACAACGAGGCTGGTTAGAATTACCAGCAAGCGCAAAGGAAGAATTGGCATATGTATTCAGAGGTTTAGGCGTTGTTTCTAGTACAGACACAACAGGCAACGGAACAGCATGGAAAGATGCAGACCGTGGAACAGGCTCAGCAACACAAACAGAACATTCTTAATCTGGGAGGAGATCACTAAATGAAAATCAAAATCAATAATACAGAATATGAACTAAATTTCGGAATTCGTTTTGTTCGTGAATTGGATAAGGTGGCAGGCGTGTCTAACAATGGTATTTCTTTAGGCATGGCTTTGATGCGCACTTTACCAGCATTACAAACATATGACCCAGTAGCGTTGTGTAACGTAATTTATGCAGCGGCTTATGGCAATAAGCCACGTCCAAGTATGAAGGCTGTAGAAGCTTTCATCGATAAGGAAGTATCCTTTGAAGAACTAGAAAAGTATTTTGGCGATATCCTTAAGGAAATCAACGAAAGTACAGCTACAAAACTTGTAGCAAAAAACCTACAAGCCTAGATACTGAAGAAGCAGGGCTATCAAGTGAGCAAATGTATCACGAGATAGTCCTGAATTCTTTGGCGTATCTAGGTTTGAACGATATACAAGAGATTGAGAAAATGACGTTTGACGAGTATCTGATACGTTTAGAGGCGTTTCAACTCAGAACGATTAAACGTAATGAGGAACTAGCTTATCAAGCATGGCTTAATCAACAAGTGCAAGCTACAACAGGCAGTTCTAAGAACCCTAAGCCTAAGTTTAAAAAGTTTGATCAATTCTTTGATGCTAACAAAATGGTCGATGAAGTTAGAGGAAACTTCGAACCTGATTACAAAGCTTCAAGTAAGAAAAACACACTACAAGCCAACGAGAATTTGTTTGTAGAACGGCTTAAAGAGTTTAGAAAGCTCAAGAAGCAAGGGAAGATTATTCCTTGGAGCGCTAGAACAAAAGCGGAAAGGGGGGATTTCTAAATGGCACAATCATTCAGCGTTAAAGCGGTATTGCAGGCTGTTGATGAAAACTTTACGTCAACTACAAACAAAGCTATGCAGGCGATGCAAAAGCTACAATCAGCAAGTGATACTGCATCAAACAGCATGAGCAAAAACGTAAACTCAATGAGTAGCACATTCAAATCAATGGTTGGAGCTATAGGGGTCACTCAAATTGTCGGCAAAGCTTTCAATACCGTTAAGGACTCATTAGATGGGGCCATTAGTCGATTTGATACCTTGAACAAGTATCCGGTTGTTATGAAGGCCCTGGGCTATTCAACAAGGGATGTTTCTAAGTCAACTAAATTGTTAAGTAATGGCATTGACGGATTACCAACGTCGCTAGATGAAATTACTTCAAGCGCTCAACAGCTAGCCCCCCTTGTTGGCAGTTCTCAAAAGGCTGCGAAATCAGCTTTAGCACTTAACAATGCTTTTCTGGCCAGTGGTGCAAGTGTTGGAGACGCAAGCCGTGGACTTACACAATACACACAAATGTTATCTACCGGCAAAGTTGATATGATGAGTTGGCGAACGTTAATGGAAACTATGCCTATCGCTTTACGTAAGGTAGCTAACTCATTTGGCTATACTGGGAAATCAGCAGAAACAGACTTATATAGTGCTTTACAAGAAGGTAAGATAACTGTAGGCCAATTAAACGATAGGTTCATCAAGCTAAATGGTGGCGTCAATGGCTTCGCTAGCTTAGCGAAAAAAAATAGCGCCGGAATAGCGACGTCGTTCGCTAATTTAAAAAATTCCGTGGTCAAAAATTTGGCTAACATGGTTACAGCCGTCGACAAAGGATTTGCAAAAGCCGGATTTGGTTCTATTGCTCAACAATTAGATAACTTTAAATATGCAATCAATGGAGCATTTACAGCAATAGGCCCGGTTGTTACAAAGGCAGCATCAACAATTTTAAAAACACTGTCAAGTATTTTTAATTTCGTTAAGCAAAACAAAGATTGGCTTGGGCCTTTGGCAGCTGGCATAGTTACTTTCATTGGAGCATTCAAAGGCGTTCAAGCTGCTATGAACGGTATTACAGCACTAATGAGCGGGTTGCAGAACTTGCGAACATTCGTACAATTGGTATCTGGTGCAAAGAATTCTCTAAAAGCACTCTTTACGCTTTTAGGGTTAAATCCATGGGTTGTATTAATTGCTGGTATTGCTGCAGTTGTTGCAGGCTTAGTATGGTTCTTTACACAAACAAAAACTGGCCAAAAGTTGTGGCAAACATTTACTCAGTTCTTAAGTAATGCATGGCAAAAGTTAGTTTCAATTGCTCAAAGCACATGGAACGCGATAACAAACGTGTTCACGGCAGCCGTTGATAAAGTCAAAAGCGTATGGAGTAGCATAACTGACTTTTTTTCAAACTTATGGCAAGGAATCGTTTCAGTAGCTCAAAGCGTATGGGGTTCGATTGTTAGTGCATTTACAACAGCTTGGAATGGATTTATCCAAGCGGTATCGCCAATTATTGATACATTCAAGAACTTATGGAATTCATTAACGGAATTCTTTACAGTTTTGTGGCAAAAAATTGTTTCTATTGCTCAAACAATCTGGAGTGGTTTATCAACATTTTTCTCAAGCCTATGGCAAGGAATTGTTTCAGTAGCTACATCTATTTGGAATAGCTTAGTAACAGTTATAACTACTGTATGGAATACAATTAAAACAGTAGTTCAAACAGGAATTAATGCTATATCAACAGTAATTCAGACTGTTATGACAGTGATACAAACGATTTGGTCAACAATTTGGAACACAATTGTATTAGTTGCTCAAACTGTATGGAGTGCGATTACAACAGCTGTACAGACAGGAATAACAATGATTTCATCCATAATTCAAGCAACACTTACGATTATTCAAACAGTTTGGTCAACAATTTGGAACGTGATTGTAACAGTTGCTCAAACAGTTTGGAATATGGTTGTAACTGTAATCTCAACAGCTATTAACGTAGTAGCAAGCATAATTCAAGCTATCACGCAAGCTATCCAAGGCAATTGGTCAGCAGCATGGAATACAATTGCTTCAATTACTAGTGCTGTTTGGAATGGTATTACATCAGTTGTAAGTGCTGGAATTAATGGCGTTAGAAGTGTGATAACATCTGTAATGAATGGCCTAGGATCTATTGTTAGCACAGTATGGAACACGATTAAGAAAGTATTTAGTGCTGGTGTAAGCTTTATCAAGTCGGTTGTTCACATTGACTTACGCGCACAAGGCGAAGCAATCATGAAGTCTTTTCTTGGCGGTTTAAAGTCAGCGTGGGAATCAGTTAAGTCTTTCGTTAGTGGTATCGGTTCATGGATCAAAAAGCATAAAGGGCCAATCAGTTATGACCGTAAGTTGTTAATCCCCGCTGGTATTGCAATCATGAATGGCTTTAATAAAGGGTTGCAGGGCCAATTTGAAACAGTCAAGGCAAATGTATCTAGTATGGCCAGTGCAGTTTCTAATGCAGTATCTAGCAATTTAGAAGCAATCACAGTACCAAGCCCAGATGCAAGAAACTTTATGACAACAATGAGCACTTTACAAAGTGCTAGTCAAAATCTATATAGGCAGCACTCAGTAAGCTTTGGCGGGGCTTTCAGCGATAACTTGACGATTGATAGCCCTACTATGGCACAGGAAAATAACGGTCTATTACGAAAGATAGCAGATAAGCAGCAAGATATCTATCTAGATGGTGATGTACTTGTTGGAAGTACGTACGACAGATACGATAATCGTTTAGGAAATCGAGTAAATTTAAAAGGTAGGTGGAGCTAATGCAGTATGATTTTAGAAACCTTGATCCTATAGAGGAGAAAGCCAAACCAAACATAGCAAGTGAAGGCTTTGTCTTTAACAATTACGATACACGCTTAAATGGTTGGTGGTTAACTGAACGAACAGCTCCAACACCTGAAGAACAAGAGATTACCGAAAGTGTGCCGTATCGTCAAGGAAACTATGATTTCTCAATGATTGATAACGAGCGTTTCTTTAACAATCGCGAAATCACTTACAAGCTACTGTATGTTGGCGAGGAATACCATAATCGCAAAGGCTTTGAACAAGAATTAAAACGGCAATTAATGCCGCACAATTGGGATAAATTAGTCGATACTCACGAGTCAACTTACTACTGGCGGGCTAAATGTAAGAGCGTTGAAGTTGATGATAACAGCGATAATGAAACACTAGAGGCAACAATCGTGTTTGCTGCATATCCGTATGCTTACACAAACCATAACGAAGGCACTGATTATTGGGATGATGTTTTTTTTCCTCACTGGATATGGCAACAAGTCAAGTTCAGTGTCAATGGCAGTCAGGACGTCAATGTTAAAAATATTGGTTCACGACCAGTTTTATCGTCTTTTGCTGTAACTGGCAGCGTCAAGGCAAAAGGAAGTTTTGGCGAAGTATCGTTAAATGACAGCAACTACAAGCAAACGCAAGTAGTGCTTGATATTGGCGATAACAAAATTAATTTGTCCGGCAACGGTACGATCGAGTTTATCTTTAAACGTGAGGAGATGGTTTAATGTATCGAATTATCGGATATAACGAGCCTACCGATAAGAATGGCTTTATCGTGCTTGATCAACGAGTTAATCGCACGGTTAGCGAAGGCAAGTTGACGATCAAAGAAACCGATATTGATGATCTCGAACTCACTGTAAACCGTGATAGTTTGTTGTTTGATAACGTCAGACCAATGCACACGCATGTTGAAGTCTACGATGATGATAAGCTGCTGTTTCGAGGTCGAGCAATCAAACCAAAGAAAGAGATGCAATCAAGCGGGAACTTTATTAGAACATATACTTTTGAGGATATTGAAGCATATTTGCTTGATAGTGTTCAGCGGTTTTACGAAGCCATCGGATTGAAGCCAAAAGAGTTCTTACAATCATTACTAGATGTTCACAACAGTCAAGTGCCACAGTATAAGCAATTCAAGCTACGCAACTGTAACGTTACTAACAGCAAAGGCGACGCTTATCGACAAATTGATTATCCCAAAACACGGGATGCAATCAAAGACAAACTAATTAACGAGTTAGGCGGCTATCTAGTAACAGAATACAGGCCAGGCGGGCCAAACATGCTTGATTATGTAACTGATATTGGCAGTGATCATAAGAACGATACGCCTATTCAATTAGCGGTCAACATGCAATCCGCGAGTCTTACGATTGACCCTACAAAAGTTATAACTAGACTTATACCTTTAGGAAAACAATTAGAAAGTAACAAGGTTGAAGTTGATGGCGAAAGTTCAACAACAACTACCGGTGGTGGTGCAACTACTGCTATTAATGGTGATTGGACCGAAGCAATTAAGCATGCTGCAAAGATGATGGATGTTAACCTTGATCAGAACGGCTTGAGTGCTGTTCTAAGGCGTATTAATCAAGAGTCTGGTGGGAGTGAGACTGTTACAAACAACTGGGACAGTAATGCAGCAGCAGGACATCCGTCGACTGGTTTGCTTCAGTATATCCAGCCAACATTTAACGCTTGGAAAGTACAAGGGTATGAAGATATCCATAAAGGCTTTCATCAGCTTTTAGCGTTGTTTAATGATTCTAACTGGCTAGCTGATATCTCGCGCGCTGGCGGTTGGGGCCCAACTGGTACACGGCGAGTTAACGGGCCTGTTAGTGATACCACAACAACAACAACATCAAACAGCTGGGGTTGGCCATTTCCTAGTGTTGGTGAAGGTAGTTTCTCTGGCGGTCAACTATTTGGTGTTCACCCTGGTGGTGAATTTAGGCCTAATGGGTTCCATGATGGCTTAGATTTTGGATCTGTAGATCATCCAGGTAGTGAGATACATGCTATTCATGGTGGTACGGTGGTTTTCAAAGGCTATATGGGTGGCCTTGGCAATTACGTCGTGACACATAGTACTGACGGCTTTAACATTGTGTATCAAGAAGCTTTTAGTAGTGCTGGCCAAATCCGAGTAAATATTGGTGATAAAGTCAAAACTGGCGATGTTATTGGCTGGCGTGACACTAGCCACTTACATGTCGGCGTAACTAAGGCCGATTTTTACGAAGCTGTTAGAAAATCATTTACGAATGATGGGACGTGGTTAGACCCGCAAGCGTTGATAAAAAAAGGTGGCGATGGTTCACAATCTAAAGATGAAAGCAAAAAAGATGAGATTAGCGACTCAAATGCTGCCAAACCAAAGCTAACAATCACTAGTGTTAACGGCGGACGTGATTATATTGATATACCAGATTTACAAAAGGAATTCGGTATCATTTGTGGCACAGTTGAGTTCAGTGATGTAACTGATGCTAATGTTCTAATGAACCAAGCGAAAGCATGGATAAACGCGCAGCGGGTTCCAGAAAATTGGGAGGTTAGTGCAATTGAATTGAATTTGCCTAATTTCAACCATTTTAAAGTTGCTGACCGATATATGTTTATCAACCCCTATGTTGCACAATCTCAGTTATTACGAGTTGTACAGAAAGAAATTGATTTATTAAGGCCGCACAAATCAACACTAACTATTGGCGATAAGTCACTAGGATTAACTGATTATCAGGCAGAAACAAATCGACAAACTCAAGATTTAGAGCGTGTCAAGGTTATTGTTGGCCGTGTAGCTGAGGTCCAAGCAAGCGGACAATCTAACGCATCGAGCACTACTACAATCATTCAGAACGGGGCAAGTAGTGAAGATGTAACACAGCTTAAGTTTGATATGAAGCAGCTGCAAACAGTTATTAACGACAGAATCCCAGCGGGCTACGTGTCACAAGCAGATTTCAATGCACTAAAGGCCGAAGTTGATAAGTTGAAGGGAGAAGGTTAAATGGCTACTACTGATGAGATGAAGAGCATTGCTAAAACAATCCGCAAGGCTCAATATGGTAAGGATGTTCGAGAAGCTATAGCAAAAGGTTTTGAATTGCTGGCCGCAAAGCAAGACAAAGTAGACGGCTTTTTGAATTCGTATGGGCTTGATGAAGACACTTTAGATGAACAATGAAAGAAGGGGTGAATAAATGGCACTACGAGAGAAAGCACGGCTAACGCTTGATCTAACACGATATCAAGATCAAATCTTAGATATTAGTGGTTATTTTAATGGCCGTGTAGGAGACACAGACGACTATTTGCCAGTGTATATCACTAGCAACGGTTTACCAGTTAATATGAGCGGCTGGAAGTATGAGTATGGTGGTGTAGACAATCAAGGATATACACATAAACATATCTATCCAGTCAGAGGCGATGATCGCAACGACCAAATTATGTTAGGACGAGTAACACTGCATTTTGACGAGCGCACGTTTAACGTACCCGGTCATTGGCAACAATTTTACATTAGATTTATTGGTAAAGATGGTTCGACCGTGTCAACTGTTGATATGGACTTTAACGTTATCGATGATCAGTTTTTTGCGCACATTGGGAACGCTGGCAGAGATTACATTGATGAGTTCGAAAAAATCCTTGACCAAGTAACCAACAAGGGTGAAGCAGTCAAAAGTGAACTCACTGAAAAAGGTGAAACATACAGCCGAGAATTTAGTGAGTGGCTAGCTAAATACAAGCAATCATTGAATGATGCAATGGCAGAAGTCAACGATCCTAAGAATGGGCTGTACGTCCGCTATAATCAATTGTTGGAGATGACCAAGCAAATTCAAGAAACACTGAAACAAGCTCAATTTCATGATCGAACATGGCAATTTAATGATGTTCCAACCATGCAAGGCTATGCTCCACTAGCTGCAGGCGATCTCGCAATTACAAAAGGCTGGGACAACTATGATGATGGTCATGGGGCCGTTTGGCAAATTCGTGTTAAACATAAGGATGAAGTTCTAGATGGTACTAACGTTATTGAGCTAACCAATGGTATGGCTGCTGAACGTAACGCAAGCATAGTAACAGCTGACAGCTTGGAGGATTTGCTTTACGGTTACAAAATCACAATCGTACACAATCAGAAAAGCTATCCTAAGCCAACTGTATTCTATTATGAAAACGCGATTGGTACTGAAATCGATGGCTTGGGTGCTAGATCATTTGGTGAAACATTAACTAAATTAATTCCCTATGAAGCTGAGTATGCGGACAATAATTCAATTGCTATCCGTATACCACGCAATTTCTACATGAATACTAAACCATATTACAAGTATGGAGATTGGTATTTGAAAAGTGAGAATAAAACAATTAAGATTAGTTTGGGTGATGTTGATGATGGTGCTGCTAAAGCTGGAGACGGCAAAGGGGGAAGCACTCTTGCTGGTGGATCTGGTTACTTTAGCAAACCAGTAAGCCCGTCCGACTTACGTGCCAACTATATTGATCAACACACACAACGCCTAGAATGGCGCAAATAAAAAAGAAAGAAGGAACAAGTATGACAATGAATTTTGAACCTATTTTCTCTGGAATGCAAAATGGGCCAGAAAAGATTAAAGAAAATTTCGACAAATTGGCTAATGTCCAAGATTGGGATGTTACGGAAGTTACGATTACTCCCGCCAACGGGTGGGGTGGCAATGGAACATGGACAAAAATTAGATTAGGCAATATTACTATTAACGCATTTGACGTTACTTTCATTTCGCCTAGAATCGATAGTGTTTCATATTCAGTACAAGTTGCTGTCCAACCATCAGGCTTTCCAAGTTGGCGAAGACTTGGAGTGTTCAGCAATGAGCATACGGGGAATATGATATTTGCTGCTGATCAGGGGGAAATGAATATTATTAATTTTGGTAGCACCAGCTTAACGGCAGGACAACATTTTGATGTACATGACGTATGGATTGAGGTGGCTTAAATGAAACAAGTATATTTTTATGACGAAAAGACAAAGGAATTTAATGGCTATGATGTGATTGAAGATACTGCAAAAATTCCAGCTAACGCTACAACAGTAAGACCGGTAGACAGCAAAGGTATTGGCTTGTATAGCCCAACTTGGAATAAAGATACAAATTCTTGGGATAGTTTGACAAAAGAAGACTATGAACAAAAGCATCCTGTTCAAGTTCCAAAGCCAACTCAAGACCAACAAACATTAGCAGCTTTAACTAAGCAAGTTATGCAATTACAAGCAGCAAATGTACAACAACAAAAGACTAATGCAAGTTTAACAAAACAATTAATGGATCTAAGCAAGGGAGGAGAATAACATGGACGAAGCAATGTATACAATGTTTAAGGAATATTATCCATTGGGACTATTTACGGTTGATGATTGCCGTCTGGCTGTTCAAGTGCATTATTTTGGCAAGGAACAATTTAAAGAAATTACTGGCCAAGATTATGATACACCAGTAGCAAATCCAGAAGTTTAAAACAAACGAAGGGTGGGCGGGTAGGAATTATAGAAGGTGAACAAATGTGCATTCGTTATTAGGGTATTCATGGTCAGAGATAGCGTCAATTCTGGCAGTTGTTTCTGTCCTTTTTAGTGGGGGATATTGGCTAATTAAACATGGTGCTAAAGTAATAAACAGTGCAATTACTATTGGAACATTTCCACTACAACAACAATTTAAAGAACTAAACAATACAATCAAACAACTCAACAACAATTTTGAAGAGCAACATGAAAATTTAAAGGAATTAAAAAATGAAGTTAGTAGGCACCACGATGAGTTGGTTAAACATGAAAACCGAATCATAAATTTAGAAGGTGATAAAAAGTGAAAGTCATCAATGATATTATCGAATGGTTAATACAGACAGGCCTATTATCTGTATTGGCCATTTTTTTACTTAAGCAACTAAAGCCGGTTTTAGATAATAAGGCTGAACATGCATCCACTGAGCAATCTAAAGCGCTTTGGATGCTGCTTGAACAAGTAGCAGATATGCCGGGAGCTTCACAAGGACGAGGAAGATGC